TATTCCTCTGGAAAAAACATCTGCAAGAAATACATCGGCATTATTCCCTCTTAAATCCATATCTTCTATATATCCATCTTTATTCTTTGTCCCACGAATGGCTACTGGAATATCTTCTTTCCACGTAATCGGTTTGGAAAATATTTGCCCAGTAAGATATGAAACGGTTCTTCCAAAACCGTTAAATAGAATAGTTTTACTTAACCTATTGTTATAATTCTCTGGACTTTCTTTAGGCTCTTTAGGAAGATAAGTAGTGCCTGCTGCAAGCATCGCCTCAGTACCACCAAGCAAAGTCCTAATCAAATCAAGTCTTGCTTGTTGTTGAACATAATTATTACAAGGCTTGGAAATATCTCCTTTCGTGCCAGCAGAAGAATTACCTTTTACATCAATCTCGATCTTCTCACCCGTGTAACTATCTAGCAAAATCTGTCCCTTATCATTAATTGCTGTCGCCATTATTTCTTCTCCCCTTGGTATTCAGTCAATGCTTCATCATAAACATCTTTAATCCAAGAGGCTATGAATAAAGCTGCCACTTCAGTTCCAATAATAAACAATAAATTCATGGTTATAATTTCTCCGTATCTATTAAGAATCTTTTTGCTTTTATCCTAGCTATTTTCAATTTGCCATTGTCATTAGTGATAAACAAAACTTCATCCTCTGTTAAATTAGTTAATACGTCCCACGCCTCTAACTCAGAAAGGTATTCTTCTTTTAACCCTTTATGTTTACTAAAATCAATAACTTTCATATTTCAAACTTTTTTCTAGGAACTTCATTTGTCCAAATGAACAACGGTTGACCATTTTTCCATCTACACCACACTTCAACATCTTTCTTATCTTTTCTTCCATAGGCATGAAGCAAAACATTTGTGTAATCGGGCTGATAATCCATGGTGCCAGAATAAAGACTAACACCAGAAATTTCAGACAAAACCTCCAATGCATTTTGCGACATTGGGATAATTAAAAATAAAAATATAAGAAGATATTTCATTTATCCATCATCTCAATTTCATTTATAAGATCACTTTTGTTTTCTTCTATTTCTTCTTTTGCAATTCTATCTAATAATTCCAATTCCTCATCAAACAATTTTCTCATATAATCGTCAGCTTCAACAATAACTTCCTCTGGCAAAGTATTTGGTTTACTAATTCTGCCACCAGTGACATGATCGTAAACTAAACTAACAGAAGAAAGTAACCAATAGTAATCAGACAATTCTCTAATCAACCTGTCTTTGTTTATGGTGCCATCTAAATTCTCAACCAAGTCTTTCCAAAAGGTTTCATAGATTAGGGTTGGGTCATTGGTGTTGTACATTGATCAATCCTATTTAAAATTATTCAACTTCTGTTTCTGCTGGTTTATCTTCTCTTTCAACTCTTTCATTTCCTGCTTGATGACAGAATCAGAAACTTTGTCGCAATCTGAACCAAACCTGTCTTCCAATCTCCATAGACGGTTTTGATCGCTTGATAAAACATCGCCTTGAATCTTATAATCTAATCTTTTTTCAAGAAGGATGACCTTCTCATCTCTGGCGTAAGTTTTGTCAACGAAAAAGTAAATTCCGAAACAGAAAGATACGATGGTAGCTAATGAAAGTATGGATTTAGTTAGATTTGACATTTTGATTAATCCTTATTTTTCAAAGAAGTTATTTTCTTTCCTGTCTTTGGATCAATTATAACTGCGTAAATCAAACCTTTGTCGTAAATTTCAAAGAATCTTTCTTTAATCTTTTTCAATCTATCTGAAAATGTGGCGCAGTGAATGGTGGTCATGGGCGATCCTTATTTACGACTCATATATTCTATCAAAACAAATCGTTGTAATATTATTTTCAAACCAAAAGTCAACTTTTTTATAAGAACATTTATTTTTATAATCATAAATTAAAGCTAATTTTTTATTCAGTTCATCATTTGAACCATAATATTCTATAGATAAAGAGTTTTCATCATGTTCAATGGGCTTAATCAATAAATTATATAATTTAAAGTCTTCTAATAAATTAATTTGGCATATTTTATAAATCCTATCCAACTCATCTACCCCAATTTTATTAAATTCTTTTCCTATTATATATTTTCCATATAATTCATCAAAAAATCTAATTATAAAATTATTTTTAAACATCATTATTCATTTACCGCCTTATCTAATTGTAGTGGCATGTGCATATCAGTGTGCATGAAGATGGATGGGGAGGGTGGGTCAGATAGGGTGAGTTGGTTATATTTTCTAATTACCCAAGCCTCTTTACAAGAGATGCTTATTTTCTGTAGAGTTTCTTTTTTATTCATAGACTCTTTTAAATTTTGCTTATGTTCTTCTGATTTTGGTTTTCTCATTTTTTGTTTGGTCTCTTCAGAGCGAGGTTTTCTCATTTTTGCTTTAGTTTCTTCGGAACAAATCCTCCCAGAAGGTTTACCAATTCTATACTTGTGAAAACAATCTTGAGAACAAAACTTATTCTTTGCTTCATTTTGGCTTTTTGGTTTAATAGTTTTACCACATTGTGGACAAATATATTCTGGATATTTTTCTTTTAAAATCCTTTGAGACTCTTCTTTCTTATATTTATGAAAACACCCATGACAACAAAATCTTTGTTTATCACTTTGAGATTTATTTTTTGGTCTGAAATCACTTCCACAATATTCACATTTTTTCATATCATACAATTTTTTGCTTTTTGGTTTATTTTTTCTTCTTTCCTTTTGCCCAAGACTCATATTTTGTTTTGCTTCTTCAGATTGTTTAAATCCAGTCAAAGTGTTAGCTATTTTTTGACAATATTCTTTATCTTTACATAAAACTTGTCTATGATATTCATGATAACAATCATTTCCACAGAATTTTTTATTTCCTCTTGGAATAAATAACTCCTTACACCATAAACATTCTTGAGTTTTAGTTTTCTTCCTCATTTCATTAGAGCATTTTTTTGAACAGCATTTTACATTAAGATATTTGCTAGTTCCAAATTCTTTGCCACAAGCTGGATTTTGACAAGTTCTTATAACATTATCAAGCCCACTTTCTCTTCTGAATGCAGCGGCACAAGCATTTGAACACAAAAAAAGCTTTATCTGGCCACATAGTTTCAAAGTCATTCCCACACTGAGAACAAGTGCATTTTACCAATGGTCTATTGCCGAATGAATGATTTTTAGCATGTTCACTATGCCATTTTCTTCCTTCTTCACTACCGTGCCATTCCTTAGTCAATTCTCGCATTTCTGATAATTGTTCTCTTACTTGTTGTAAACGCTCCTCGGAAAGAACAGCGCCACTTGAACCTTCACCACCGTCAGTTTGATTACATAAAATTCCAGTCCCATTGTTTTTGCGACCATAAAGTGCAATTAATTCAATTTCTAAATTATGTGCTTGTTCTTCTGATAAATTTCTAGAAACGACATCAATTTCAAATTTTATACCATTCTTTATCAAATATAAAATTATAGAATCTTTAACTGGATTATAAGAGTATCCCCCTTTTGAATAAGCAATAGCTTCTTTAAGATGTCTATCTTTTCTCTTATTCTTTCCTTTCCCGCCATAAAAAGGTTTTCCTTTCCATTTATAAAAAGGATCATGATCATCGTGGCGACGCAAAAGATAACCATAAAAAATATTTTTTGGATTCTTTTTTCTTGACATAATTATCAATTCCTTAAATAATAAATTCTACCATAAAATTTCTTGCGATGTTCCGCGTAGCTCAGCGAGCGGAAATCTCTCAGAAATGTAATATCCTATCGCGTCGGAGTTGCTGACTATTAATCCATTAGCAAGTGCAAAACAACCATCTCTTTGTATAGTTGGACAAAAAACGTCTTTCTTTCCACAATAATCTATTCCAATCACTTTTTTATCTTTAAAAGAATTATGAAAACAAAATAACCCATTGACATCTTTTGCTGGTTGCCATCCTTTATTTGTCAAAAACAAATGGTCAAGAGTACATACCACATAGTCTCCGTCATTAAATGTTAATTTGATGGTTTCTTTTTCACCTCTACAGCCACAATTAACAAATGGGGCGAATGAATTATCCCATGCGCGAATCAACCCATTTGAAGGTAATTTTTCAATATTCATAATTCCGTTATCTGTTTCAACTTTAGTACCATCGGCAAAACATAGATGGGTTAGCGAAGGTGAACTTTTTTTGTCCAACGATCCGTCTCCCCCATCGAGGATTCGGACGCCGAGAAAGTCTTTGATTAAATTGGGACATCGCTGGAAATCTGTAAGGAGCCGAATCACGCCAGATACGCTCATCAATCGCGAGTTGACCGAATTGATGCGAACGCGTTCCCTCGGGTTGGATTGTTGATAGAACCAAAATTTTCTGTCTTTTCCGCCATCTTCCCACTGTCCCGCGAATGATTTACGGCACAGTTCCCAATCAGAACCTTCCACAGAACTTGAACCTCCAGCACCACCAGTGGCATCACCGTAGATGTGAATTTCTCCTTCGTGCATACCCCAATCATATATTAACTTATTACACACAGCAACAGTATTACTATTCTGAGGAATATACACTTCACCAATAACACCAGTTCCAATGACTGGGCGTTCATATGATTGATTAGATTTTTTATCATAAATAATTTCTGTGATCCCAGGCATCAACTGTTCTTGACACACAACAGCTACACCAGGATTTTTATTAAAGTCAAAACAAAATACCAATGGCAATGTCTTGTTGTACTGCAATGGTCTACAATGTGTCCGTTCATTGAAAGGATAATACGCAAGTCCTTGAAATGACAGGAAATCTGCCTCGTACTCTTGTGAAAAAGTCAAAGGGTCGAGGAACATTTTTGCGCTAAGAATTTCCTCTTCTGGCAAAATGTCAGCAGATTTCCATGAAAAAAACGACCATTCTGGGTTTTTCCCTTTTTCTAACGCTTCTCTTTCTATCCTTTTCGCATGTTGCGCCAAATCATAATAGTGGTTCCTTCCCTCTGGTGTGCCAATAAAATCACACCAACCCTTCCTATCGCTAAGTGCAGGTCTAACGTGTTCTGGCCAAGCCGAAGCCTTCATGTTCCCATATTCATCCAGAACGCCACCATCCCATGGTGATCCTTCAATCCTCTCTGGTTTATCCATTCCCACCACCCACAACTGGGCACCAGTTTTAAATTTAATATACATTTCAGATTCTTTAAAAGCTGTCCTTTTATCTCTTCCTGGCCAGGCCCATTCTGGGACCATAGCTTTCAAATCACTCCAATAAATACGTTTAGCTTGACCCCATGTAGGGGCAGCAATAAAGTATCTTGGGCCATATTCATCAGAACAACTCATAGGGTCCAATGTACATGGCAATGGTAAATCTATATCTTTATTCCACGGGTCCATACATCTCAATATCAGTTTTCTTTTTGCCAATTCAGTATTATGCGTGACTATTCCATTGGCAAGAAAG